TTAGTGAGTTTCGATCCAGCTTTGATTTCATTATAGTATTTGGACTTTTGCCCGTCCAGATGGGCTCTAGCGCTGGCAACTTGCTCTTTTAGCGCTAATTTTTTTCTTCGTATATCTCTTTCTTCATCGACTTCTTCGTCGTAAGAGAACGAATCTTCCATAAGGAAGTTAATTTCTTCATTATTTAAATGAGGTTTTGTTTGCTTGTAGTACTCATACAATAGATTTTGATCGTCTAATTTTGAATAATCTTGGTTAAGCTTAACGTAGTCACTTAAATCTCCACCAGTTTCTTCCATAAAGTCCATTAGCTTTTGGATATTTTCTGGTAATGGTTTTCCAGTAGCTTCAGCTTCAGCCACAGCTTCTTCTATTTGCTCTTCTGCTTCAGCAACCTCCTCTTCAGTAGAATCTTCAGTAATTTCTTCTAATACTGGAGCTTCTTGTGCTTCTGCTTCCGGTTGTACTTCTTCTTGTTTTTCTGTGGGCTCGGCATTTTCAGACTCTGCAACCACTCCGCTGTCGTCAGCGTTATCTTCTTTAACTTCATTTTTTTCTTCTTTTGGTGTTGGTGGTTTGTTTAAATCTACTTTTATAACACTGTCGTCTCCAGCAGACTCAAATTTACTCTCATCGACTTGTTCAGTCGTTTCTTGCGCAGTCTCTTCGACTACATTTTCATCTTTTTCTTCCATAATATAATATAATAATAATTAATAATTTTAACTAGGGTCAAATGCACCTAAATTAAATCCCCCACCTAGTATATCATTACCTGTGGACTCAAAGTTTTTAGGTGGTTTTCCACTATTTCTTTGTTCAATCATTTCTGATTGTTGCGTAGCTTGTATCTTCGTTCTTTCGTCTTTACGATCTTCTTTTTCTTTTTCTCTTTGTTTTAAACCATCAACTTCAATTCCTTTCAATTGCATGTTATATTGGAACTCTAAAGCCATTAGTTGTTTTTTCATTTCAACTTCTTGAGCCATTTTTTGAGCATCAATTTGAGCTTCAACTTGCAATAACTCCGCTTTACCAGCATTTAAAGCTTGGTTCTTTTGAACTTCAGCTTGAGCGGCTGCTTGCGCAGCTTCAGCGTTGGATTGTGTTTGCGCTTGGATATTTTCCATTTGCATTTGCCTATCCCTATTTTGTTTTCTTTTTCTACGTATTTTTAACAATTGATTTGCTAATTTTATATTACGTATCTCTCTAAGATCAATAGCATCTTCTAACTCTATGTTTTGTTGTTGAAGAGCCATTTGTATATTGTTTTCTAATACAGCTTTTTCTTCTTCATCTGGTTGTAATTCTATAAATATACCAAAATCATATAAATGTAACTCAGACATCTCTTCTAGCGTAGCAACATTGTGAGCGCCTATTGCTTGTATAAAAGCTTCTTTTGTCGGTGAGTATTCTATAATATCAGATATTCTAAGAGACAAACACTCTGCTGTTTCGGCTGTTAAAAATAAACCAGCTTGCAATATGTGTCTAGTTGCTGTATTAGAATTTGCTGCCGCTAGTTTTTGAACGCCTACTAAAGCGTTTTTATCTGGCATACTACCGTCTCTAGCCTCGTTCAACCCAGTCACATCTCTTATCATTTGTAGGTAATAGTTATAATTACCAATTAAAGCTTGCATTTTATTTCCACCAGAACCTGATGTGATTTCTTGGATTGGAACCTTACCAGGATTTAAATCTCCCTCACTTGTAAATGATCTACCTATAACGGAACCCGTTTGGGAGAACATGTTCAAAGCTTCTTGTGGATTGTAATTAGTACCATTACCTAAATCAACCTCTGCTAAACCATCAGCATCTAAATAAACACCATCTGGAACCATTCTAGATAATACTTGTTGTAATTTTAAATGTGTCAACTGAATCATATCAGCAAAACCAGTAATACGCTTTACTAATGAATCAATTCTACCATCATACATTCTTGGTGCACAGATAGCGTAATTCATCTTTACTTTAGTAAAATCACTTTTAGGACGCATCATATTTTTAGACATCTCCCATTTAAGCAACTTGTTAGTACCAACAATCATAACTCCGTCGTACAAACACTCTACAGATCTTAGCATTCTACTATAACCACCTTCCATATCACTAGGTGGATTAAACGAATCGTCTTTAGGTATAAGTTTGTCAGCACCTGTAGCTGTTTCTTTCACCTTATAAACTTCATTCATATAAGTTTTATAATTAAAATATAAAACTTGAATAGTGTTATTATCTTCTTTATCTTCAGTGTGTCTAGAGTTATAATTGGATCTATTATAAGATTTATTTTTCATTATATCTTCTAAATCACTCTCTGTTAAGTGTGGGAATTCTTTTGCTAACTCATTTACCGGGATAGTTTTTACTTCACCAACATAATATATGTCATCAAAATAAGGTGAGTCACTATAAGAGTAAACTAAATTAGCAGGATCAACATAATCAATAGTTACACCTTCAGATGTATTAAAAGAAGTTTTTACAGCACCTATACCTAGAACCGTTAGATCATAATAAAATCTTTTCTTTGTTAGTTCGTATTTATTACCTTCAAAAAGTACACTCAAAGCTTGTTCTTCAGCTAGTTCAACAGATTGCTTATAATTAAGCTGCATATGTATACCTAGCTCTTCATTAGATTCTGGTAGATCTTCGTTGGCTATATTTGTTTCCTTCATATTAACATCAAACCTAGATTCAACCTCTTGGTTAAATTCTCTCATCTCCATGTCACTTAATATAGCCTCCATATACTTGGTTCTTTTTTCAACACCATTTGGAGATTGTGAAAAAGCCTTTATATCATATGTTCTTTCAGCTATACCATTTACAACTATATCTACAAACTTAGAAATAATAGGAATTGGCTTCCAGTCTAAATTTAAATAGGACAAATCACCGTTTATAGATAACTCATCCTTATACTTTTGAATAGATTGTTCGCCTCTAGCGTATAATCTTAAATTATGGAAATCATTGTGGTTAGTTTTATATTTATTAAGACTTCTGTTGTCATTAAACCATTCTTGCTCTATAGCTTTACCTACTTTTAAACCATAGTCATAACTTAGCTTTTCAGCGTCACTAACTGTTTGATTAGGAAAATAACTTTTCATGCCAGACTCTGCCATATTATTTTATTATTTGTGAATTTGTTCCAGTATTACTATACTTGGAAATGTTTATATTTAATTGAGGTTTTTTAACCTCAGCATTAGGTCTATATAAATGTCTGTTGTTAGCCATAATAGCTAAACCTGAACTTATAGACGCATCATGCTTTGTTCTTTTGTTTATATCAAACTTACTCCAATCATTTAATAGTTCGTTAAAATATAAATCTCCAAATGTTCCATCTTGCTTCATGCCCACATGATCTTGTATATACATCTCAATTGCAGCGGCATGAGCTTGTTTAATATCTTCAGATGAATTAGGTATTCCACCTATCTCTCTTTCTGCTACAGAAAGTTTGTTCCAGACTTTATCTGGTCTATTCATAGAAAAACCTCTATAACCTCTTCTTCTTAAATAGTACAGTAATCTAGGTTTATTATTCTCCGCGAGTATTGGCATACCATAAAACACTAGTCCCATTAACACATCTTCAAAGAATATTTCAGCCGTAGGTGGTCTTGATAGGTATTCTAAAAAGAAGCTATTAGCAGGAGCATCTTCCATACTAAATCTAGTTAAACCATGCAGCGCTCCTTTTGATCCTTGTCCATCTACAGTTCCTGATATATCATATGAATCACAACCGAACGCTCCCATGTGTTCGTTACCAGGGTATTTAATACCATTTTTAAGTATCACTCTATTTTGTAATTGCTGAGGTGGAACCCAACTAACTTTAAATCTACCTTTTGGGTCTGGATAGAATATTACCTGTGAATCTTTTACACCATTAACCCATTGAAAATTACCAGTTGTTACACCTAGCGTTCTACCTAACTCCTCATTATAATCTATCTGTTCGTATATCTTAACAAGATTAAAGATAGAGTTTTTAGTTTCATCTCTAAAAGCATGTTCAGTTGTTCTTGGGAATTGACGGTAAAATTCGTTTAAAGCGTCTTGATCATCTTTTAAACCATCAACTTCATTTTGCCAACTATCTATTACGCCTATATCTATTAATTCGCCATCCGGGGCAAGCACATCTGCGTCAGGAGTAGTGAATACTGGAATTCCGTACTCATCAATAAATCCTTCGTAGTTCCATTCCATTGGGATAAACAAAGAGTATAAACCAGATTTTGTCTGGCCATTTCTATTTCTTTTAGTGACATCTGATGCGTTGTATAGTTTTTTAAAGTTTTCTCCACCTTTATCTAAAGCATTTGAAGTTGAGCCCATCATACATTTACCAATAATTTTACTACCTAATCGTAAACATGTTTTTGTGACTCTCCAGTTATTTAAAATATTATCGGGTCTCTCCCATTTCCCACTTTCATCATGAACTAATAAAGCTAGTTTTTCACCATCATAGCTATTATCTCCAGTATTTTTCCAGTCAATCGTTGTATCTAAACCTTCAATATCCTCCATACCATCTGTGGCTGACATCTTTTTTCTTGTAAACTTACTAGCAGGTACTCTATATGCAAGTTCAGATTTAGGACGATCCATACCATCTTGGATAGGTTTAAAAAAGAATGGATAATTAATTGATATAGGAACAACCTTATCCGTGAACATCTTTTTTGCATCACTACCTGTTTTGGATAGTATACCAAATCTACTATCACTTGCAAGAGTGGCTAAATTAACCGTTTCTGCAGACGACATAAAAGAAAATCCAGAACGTCTATTCTTTAGATAGCACATACCATAACATCTTTTATCTGCTTTGCAAGCTTCCCAGAATATAAAAAACAATCTGTTTGCTTCTCTAAAATCTGGAGCACCTACATCAATTTTACTCCATTGCAAGTACATGTATTGCGTACCTGTTATCCAGGTTGGTTTACCATTATTCACAAACCAAAACCCCTCTTCCCTTCTTTTAAATTCTTCGTCTATATAATCGTACCATTTTTCTTTACTGCTTTCCGGATAGTTTCTCCAATCGAATATATTTTTAATTCTTTGTAACTCCTTGGGGTACTCGAATTTCACCCATTTGTTCTTAGCATTTTTATATACTTCTTTAGGAGTTTTTGGTAGCGCAATAACTAGTCCTTGTATTTCTATTATCTCACCTATTTGACCTGTTCTAGATAATATTACAATATCATGTTCTTTATCGTAGCCGTATTTCCATTTCTTACCTTTATTAAGCCTACTAATAGTAGTTTTTTTAATAGGCTCAACTGTTTTAACTAAACTTTGATTGTACATTACTTAGATCTACTTTCCGCGAATCCCTTAAAAGTCTTTTCCTTTGCCTCTTCAGGTGTTTTTCCCTCGAGTATGTTCTCTTCTTCTTGGATTCTATTAAGTATTTCGAATGCGTCAAATATAGCTAGTTTTTTAGTGGCTGCTGCATTCTTAAGTCTATCTGCTGATATATCATCGTCTGAATCAACGATTGCTTCCTTTGCTACTTTAATCAGCTCTTCAACTGCTTTGTGCCCAGCTTGGATTATATTCTTCTTCGTCTCCTTGATATTCATATTTGATTGTAATAAAATTAGATAAAACTCGATATAGTCTTTCGCCATCAACGACAAACTCATATTCACTACTTGGTCTAAAACCAACCAAGTCATTAACTTCAACTGTACCGTCTGAATACTTAACGATACCTTGTAAAGGTTTTTCAGATTCAATATTAAATTGATCGATTGCTTTTAAAGGTTTTACAAAACAATAACCTTTTGGAGCTATCCATTCTTCATTTCTTTTATATAAAAAAATTTGATCGTGGTTTATGAAATAAGTATCTTTATCGAAATAAGCCTTACTATTTTTCTCAACACCCTTTATGTTATGCCATCTACGAAATACATTGTGATGCACTAAAACTGTATCTCCGGCTTTTATATCTGTATCACCAAGTATAGGGGTTGATATTACAATTGCTTCTCTATTGACATATTGATGATTGAAAATTTCTGTGTTAAGAATTAACTCTCCACCATCTAATTTTTTAGTATTGTTATACCTATCCCCTTTTGGTTTTACAACGAAGTCGTAAACACTCTTCATTAGTATTGTAAATTATACTCTACAGATACAGCCATATTCTTGTTAAAATCCTTCCAAGGTAATACGTCTTTATTCTTTTTAATATAAATAGAATACTTTTCATCTTCCTCTATAATATCGCAGATAGTATGACCACCATACACTTCTTGCCCCACGGCATAGTGCATAGCGTCGTTTTTGTAGTCTTTACCAATACTAATCTTTCTTATCAGCTTCGACATTTTCTTCGTAGTTTATTGTACCATCCTGAATATTAACGTCAGCTGTACCATATTCTTTTTCAAACTCATCTCTGATCACATTAACATCTTCTTGTAGCTTTGTTATATGGTGTGTTATAGCGTGTTTTCTAACCTCCATTTGACCAATATCCATTTGAGACCTATTTATCTCGTTAATTACTTCTTGAACTTTTTTTAATTGCTCATCAGTTACTTTCTCAGGTTTAACGCCTCTAAGTTCTTTAATTTTTTTACTTGTGTTTTTTGCCATTTTTTTATTTAATTTAAGTTAATTTAATTATTGTTAAAACCAATCCTTAAATGGATTGTATATCCTTATTTTATCTTTTACTGAATCGTACCAACTACCGTTCTCTACCTCAGCGCTTGGTATATACCATTCATTTGTTTCCGAGTGAACTAATGCTCTTATTTCGTCTCCAGTGTATTCCTGGTAAGCAGATAGAGTTTCAGGTTTATCACCTCTAAATGGTACTATAAATTTTGTAGCGCCATAATTAAACCTGCAGTGATCAGCGTCAACATAAGACGTTTGTGTAAAATCTATGTTATTACTATCTTCTATATTTACTATTACGTACTTTTTCTCTTCTTGCATACTTTATAATATTAAATAGCTTGTCTCACTGTTGTAGACCAAGTTGGATCACCTTGCAGAGTAGCAGTGTGATTGTTACCACTTGAATCTTCTACTGTTGTTCCAGTGCCTTCGTCCATTCTCCATAATCCAACTAAGTTAGAGCCTGGATCATAAGCAGCTCCACCCGCTAAAGCCCCGCTAGCTTTAGTCATATCAATTCCAGCACCATTGTTATAAACTGTTCTCAGTTGACCGATAGATAATGCGGTATTCATTATAAAAGCTTCGTCTATAAAACCTGTCATATGCTGAATTGGCGTACTGGAACCTTGATCTTTATAACCAATACTTATATCTCTATCAAGACCCCACCCAGTATAAGCATAATTTATAGTATCATTACCTGAAGTTGCGGTGTCAGTACCTACCAAATGTATGTCGTTAGATTTGCTTACAGTTGTACCTAAACCACCACCACCAACATATAAACTAAAAACTCCAGTGCCAGACGTAGTGTCAAGAGTCATTACAATAAATTGATAACCACCATCACCCGTACTGTAACCTGTGTTTGTACCAGAATTATAGCCAAATTGATGTGAATCAAAATTAGTACTAATTGTCATGTCTTGATTTGACCCACCAGAACCATCATTTAAATCAACTTGCGCTCTAACTTTCCTGTTGGCATATACTCCAATACCAAATCCACCACCATGATTGGAAGTTATAATAAAATCATTAACACTATTTGTAGACCAACCGTATTCATTACCAACCCAACCTCCCATTGTGAAAGAATTTGTATCTTCACAACGTAGAGCAGAGGTTCTGTCAACTAAAAGTCCATCCCCAACACCGTCTAGTTGTAAACTATATTGATTCACGTATCCACTATCTAAGGTACTTCCACTAATTATATTGTTATTTAAACCTAATACCATTTGATATTAGAATGCCGTGTGAGCTTCTATTTGTTCCGTGTACTCTATGTTTACACCAATTAATCTAGTGTCGTCATTATGGTCATCAGAAGCATCACCAACTACTCTTTCTATTCTAAAAAATAATAGCGCGGTATTATCAGATCTATTTGCAACAGTCATCGCTGCTGTTGCTGGAGATATATTTAACGCGTTAGCTCCAGTTGAAGTGTCAGTTGAAGTAACTGGTGTTCCCCAACCAGTAAAGCTTTCTCCATCTCCAATACCACGAGATTTTATTCTCCACACGGTACCACCACCACTAGTGGCTGAACTCCAATAAAACTTTACTTTCATAGTTCCACCATCCCATTGCTCTGGCATTACTAAAGAAAAATCAGCAAATTCTGTTGTGGTTTTGTCGTATTTTAATTTTTTAAGAGTACCAGCGTCCGTTGCATGATATTCTACCGATTCTTCATCAGCTCCATTTGTGCCTGCTGGAACCATATTAGCGATAGGAACCCATAAGGTTCTTTTGTTAACAGCAGTAACTCCCGCTGCACTAATGAGTGCTTTAGTCGAAAAAACAGCTTCCATGTCAGCGTTTAGTGTTAACACGTTTTGATTGGGATTTGTTCCGTTGGTTGTGTAAAACTCTAAATCTGCGTCGTTGTTCGACCCATCCCAAGCGTCTCTACATATTGCTTGAATACGAGCTCCTTTACCAAGGCTATTACTCGCATCTGTAGCTCCGTTAAATTCTACTACACCTAACCTGTGGTTGTTATCCATTGCAGCGCCATCGTTTGCTGTTAATGTTAATTTACCTCCGGTTGTTGCACTACTTGTCGTTGTGTCTGTTACAAACACTGGTCCCCAACCTAAAGCCGCGGCTCCTAAGCCTCCTTCACCATTTGCTCTAGGTACTAATTTTGGTGTTGCCATGTTTTATTTTTTTGTTTATATTTTATTTTAAGTACATCTAATAATAGACGCATCGTTTGGTCGGCATTCGTCCGTGTTTCCGTCTAAATCCCAGAAACATGAAGAAGCCAGACCGCTAGGATCTTCTAATGTGTAATGATTATCCTCCCCATCAACAGTAACTAAATCCCAAACGTCGTTAGTTAGATCAAGTACCGTTCCTAATGCTTTCGGTGCTAGCTCACAGCTACCCATGTCTTGCCAAAAGCAAACATCATTCATTTCAGAAAGTACTACACCACCTAAATCACCAATACCACCTACTAATGTAACAGGAAAACCTAAAGGTGCCATTAGTATCCTAAATAAGCTATTACACCTCCATCAGCATCAGCATCTATAGTAAATGATTTCCATCTACCATATAATACCATTCCTTTTGGAAATACTGTTAAATTTGAGTCACCAGCAGCGTTAATAATCTGACCACCACTAGCACCGTCATTCATTATACCACCAGTACTACCACTAGCAGCAGCTACTTCTAAACCAGCACCTTTTTCGTCGGTAGCATCCCCAACACATATACCACCTAGCGCAGAAGTACCTCCTTCTGGTGATAACTCATCAAAAGTTGTGTCTGCTAGAAATTGAATAGCTACTATAACCTTATCGTCTGGAGCTACCACTTGTGTATTAGCGTTAGTGAATATAGAGCCCATTTGGCCAAAACCATAAGCTACTTCTGTTGAATTATTTCCCATAATTTTATTTTTTTACTTTTTCTAATGATCGTCCACCAAAATATGCGCCGATCACAGTTATTAATACTAATTGTAAAAGATCTACATAAGAATCTTTTACGTTAAATTTTATTGCACCAGCATCAATAAATATTAATAGCATGGTGCATACTATTAAAAATATCAAGACCATTGGTCTAACATTCTTGCTAAGCCATGAATCTGATTTTAAATCTGCCTCCCAACGAGAAGTTATATTCTTCTCCATCTCTACTTCATAATCACTTATAAGTTGCTTGATTTTAAGCTCAGCAGCCATTTTTTCTTCTTTAGATGTATGTAGGTTGTCTATTACACCGCCCACGCTTTTTACTAAATCAGCTGCTCCACCGGAAAATAGTTTACCTAACATATTATTTTGTTTTTACTTTTTCAAA